CCCAGGCAGGGCCTCGGGGCCCTCCGCTTCCCAGTGGGAGACTAGTTTGTTGCGGGTCTTATCGGGCATGCCCTGGGTCACAGCAGCCAGATCAACCATGGCATTCACCCATGGCTCGGGCAGGTCAGAAAGGACAGTCGGGGCCGGCGCCTTCTGTGCCGTAACCGCCGGGGCCTGGGTAGGGCGGACGGGGCCCGAATTGGTTTTCACGCCCGTGATCTCGCGGGCCGTGGCAATTTCTTCCTGGGACATGGTGGCGCCGCCGCCCATCTGGTAGGCATTGACGAAGGCGGTGAACTCCAGATCGATCGTTTCAGGGAGGCGCTTGGTGCGGTCGCCAGCCTCATACAGAGAGCTGGGCTTGGTCCTCATGACGCGCCGCTCAACCTTCTTGCCATCCGTGCCGGGCACCATCTCGATATCGCAGTAGAGGATGATGTCCACCATCCCAAGCACAATCTCCCGGGCCTTCCCTGGCAGGGTGGGGATGGTCTTGATGCGCTTGCCCGTGGGGGTGTCCATCTCCTTGTCCTGCGCGTGGGAGATGAGATAAAGTCCGTAAGGCATCAGGGAAAGCTTGGTCAGGACCCGCTGAAACTCGTTGTTGACGAGACTGAAGCCCTTTCCGAACCCCATGTCGCTTTCGTGTTGGATGTTGTTCTTTCTGCAGATGGCATCCGCGCACATTTTGTACATGTTGTCCACGGTGTCGACCACGATGGTCTTGAACTGGTGGTCACCCTTGCCAATCTCGGTGCAGGCATTGAGCATGTCCTGCCACGTGAGAACAGGAACCTGGAAGACGTCCAGGCTGTTAAGGCCAGCCTCAGTCGCCAGGAACAGCGCATTCTCAGCGTTGGAGCAGAGGGTGGACTTGCCGATCTTGCTGGCGCCATAGATGAGCACCGAAAGGTGGGTCATGGAGTCGCACGGAGGGGTTTTCTGGGTTGGCAGGGCCATCAGCTCACCTCTTCGTTCTTACCAGCAGGGGCGGCCAGATGCTGGAGGATGGTGTCAATACCTTGCATTGCCATGGGTGGAACTCCTAGAAACGCGCCAGGGCGCGGGGGTGGAACTGCTTGTCGATCCAGGCCTGGATGTCGGCGCGAGTCCTGGTCTTGGGGGCGGCGTTGGTGATGTTCTGGGAGGTACGGATCCGGTCCAGGTGCCGGGCGTTCTCGCTCTGCAGCTGCTGCACGGCGAGGTGGTCGACGGGGACCTGGGCGAGGAGGACGGCGATCTCCTGCTGATTGGCGGTGATGGCGAGCCGGGCGGCTTCGAGGGTGTGCATCGCTACACCGCCGCCTTCTCGGCCACGGCCGCACTCACCAACAGCTCGTCACGGTAGCTGTTCCAGAAGCCGGTGGCCCAGCGGACGCGGGTCCAGCCCTGAGAGCAGGCCATGACCTTACCGATGGCATTCTCGCCGCCGTTCCAGGGGCCTGGCATGGGCTCGATGAGCTTGACCTGGTCGTTCCCAGCGAAGGGCGCCGGCGCTTTGGGTTCCTGGGGCGCCGCGGGGGGCTGGGCCTTCCGCACCGCTTCGGCCATGGCGACCACCGCGAGGTAGCCGGCCAGGTGCACAGGGGCGTCGGCGTGGGTGCGGCGGACGGACTTCTTGAACTCCTTGAGCGTGCCGGTGAAGCACCCGCAGCTGATCTTGTCCTTCTGCAGGTAGATGTAGGTGTAGCCGTTGCGGGAGCCGATGGGGCCCACGGAAATAAACTTGGAAAAATTTTTGGCGCCGACGAGGTTGGCGCCGACGAGGTTGGCGCCGTTGAGGTTGGCGCGGTCGAGGTTGGCGCCGTCGAGGTTGGCGCCGTTGAGGTTGGCGCCGTCGAGGTTGGCGCGGTTGAGGTTGGCGCCGACGAGGTTGGCGCCGTCGAGGTTGGCGCCGTCGAGGTTGGCGCCGTTGAGGTTGGCGCCGACGAGGTTGGCGCCGTTGAGGTTGGCGCGGTTGAGGTTGGCGCGGTTGAGGTTGGCGCCGACAAGGTTGGCGCCGTCGAGGTTGGCGCGGTTGAGGTTGGCGCCGACAAGGTTGGCGCCGTCGAGGTTGGCGCCGTTGAGGTTGGCGCGGTTGAGGTTGGCGCGGACGCCACCTTCATCATCCTGGAGCCAGAGTTTATGCAGGCGCAGGACTTCGGTGATCTGTTCGGGGGTATAGCGTTCCATGCAGAGATCTCCTGTGGCGCCGGTTGGGCGCAGTTTCACGACCCCTGCCCGGGGCGTGGTTGAGTGAACGGGTTGAAGGTGTTACTTGGCGAGCATCGCCATGTCGAGCTGTTCCTGGAGGGCCTGGGCCTTGTTTGCCAGGGGCATCGTCACGGCGAACGGCTGCCCGTTGTTGGCGGCCTCATCGAAGGCGCGGAGGGTCTTGTCGAGTTCGCGCTGGAGCTGATTGATCGTCATGGCTACCACTCCCCGAAGGTGCAGACCGGGCCGCAGTGCGAGGCCTGGCAGTTGTGGGTGCGGATGGCGCGGAGCTGCTCGGCCTCGTGTTCGGCGCGGCAGTTCATGCCGGGCCAGACGATGGGGGCGGCGCCGGCCAGCAGCTCAGCACAGCGCGGGCAACCGGCTTCCTTGCGCCCGAAGACTACGGTGTGGGTGTGCTTGGTGGTGGTGCTCTTGGTCCAGGTCATCGGGGCTCCTTGTGTGACATGGTGGGAATGTTCCAACAGGGGTAGTGTGTATCTGAAAAAGATATACGTCAAGCCCCTCGACCGAAGAAATTTTGGCAAAAAAATACCCCGCGGATGCGGGGTAGAGAAAATCTGAAAACTATGGCTATCCGGCTTTTTGGGTTGAATCCTAAAATGTGACCTTCTGTTCAAAGCCGGCAAATTGGGTTGACAGACGGACAGACCGGCCTAACCTTGAAGGTAGGGAAGGAAATCCCACTGGAGAAACGCCATGAACACCACCATCGGAACCTGCACCCTGGACCGCGACCTTGAAACCGCCACGATGACCGGCCCCACCGGCAAGCACACCATCGACCGCTGCGGACAGGATGGCGAGACATGGGAAGCCAGGGTCAAGGCCCATTGGAACGGTTTCCTGGGCAACAATGGCGTCAAGGCCAGCCCGGTAGCCGTCAAGCCCATCAAGATGGCAGTAAAGGGTCCTGTGTCCTACAAGACCTACACCGTGACCATTCGCTTCCAGTTCCCCGCCTGGGACGAAGTTGAGGGCATCCCCTACACCAACATCGAAGCCACCAGCAAGTCTGACGCCATCAAACAGGTTCGCCGGACGGCATGGGATGACGGACACACCGCCCTAGCCAGGGGAAAGGGGCGGATAACCTTCACGGCAATTGAGTCCGAATGATGCGCCCCACCACATCCCTAGACGCCCCGGAAGGGGCTTTTGGGGTAGAGGAGATACCCATGACGACCCTAAACTTCCCCGAGCGGTCCAGCCAGCAGATCGCCAAGGATGCGATCAAGCACCTCGACAATGCGGTGCCGTTCGATACCACATTCCTATTCCAAGAGCCCGGGTGTGCCGCAGTGGGGCAAGGAACTGATCTCGCCAAGTCCATCGAGGTGGCGATGGAGAAGCGGTTCAACCTGTGGGCGGCATCGTGGCTGCGTCCCTACCTGGAGGACATTACCAACCGCACTCCCGGCATGGATGCCCCTGAACTCATGGAGGTGTGCCGCCAGTTGGCAGATTGTGATTACGCTGCCCTCTCCCGGGTTGAGTCGGCTGCCCGCCAAGCCGTCACCATTGCTGGGCGTGTTCCAGTCACCACCTAACCGACCTACCGGCAGCCGCTCGCATTGCCCCGTGAAGCCGGGGCTTTCGGGTTGAAGGAGCACTCCATGAATATCCATACCCCCGGCCCCTGGGAAGCCCAGTTGAAGCCCCTTCCCGAGGGGAAGAAGATGCGGGACCAGGAAGTGACCGTTGTTGCTCCCTCCGGGGAGATCTGCACTGTCAGCACCCGCCCTGTTGAATGTGGCGGGAACGCCCACTTGATCGCCTCGGCTCCTGACCTTTATGCCGCCCTGAAGGATCTGGTGGACGGAAACGACAGTCCTAACCTCCACTGGGATCCCAGGTGGATCGCCGCCAGCGAAGCCATCCGAAAAGCCGAAGGGATTGGTTGATGGAAAACGTTTTTCTCCAGTCAGCGGTAAGCCATGATGGATGAATGATCGACATGTTGAACCTGCCTAACCTACGTGCCCTGGAGGTCCAGGAAGAGCCAGAGCAATATTCCATCCTGGCCGAGACGGATACCAAGCCCGATTGGTGCGCGAAGTGCTACCACCGGGACCTCTACGCCCACGGGGCGCGGCGGCAGGTCTACATCGACACCCCTTCCCACGGGAAGATGGTGGCCATAACCCTGGACCGGAAGCGGTGGCGGTGCCGGAACTGCGGAGCCATCACCCAGCAACCCTTGCCGGATATGGCCGATGACCACCAGATGACGCGGCGCCTGGTTGACCAGGTGGAGAAGATCGCCCTGCGCCGCACCTTCGCGGACGTGGCCCGAGAGACCGGGGTGGACGAGAAGACCGTCCGCAGGGTCACAGCGGCCTACATCAAGCGCCTAGAGGCCGCCCACAAGTTCCAGACGCCCCGCTGGCTGGGCCTGGACGAGATTTTCATCATCAAGAAGGCCCGGGGGGTGGTGGCCAACGTCAAGGACCGGTGCATGGTGGACCTGCTTCCCGACCGGAACAAGATCACCGTTGGGACCTACATCAACACCGTCCTGGACCGGTCCAAGATCGAGGTGGTGACCATGGACATGTGGCACCCCTACCGGGACGTGGCCAGGGAACTTTGCCCCAAGGCCGTGGTGGTGGTGGACAAGTTCCATGTGGTCAGAATGGCTTCAGACGCCCTCAACACCGTCCGGAAGTCCCTTCGGGGGGATCTGGCCAAACGGGCCCGCCTGAAGCTCAAGGACGACCGCTGGATCCTCAACAAACGGTTCCGCGATCTGGACGATTGGCAGAAGATGATCCTGGAGACATGGAGCCAGGAGCATCCCATCCTGGGCAAGGCATGGGTGGCCAAGGAAGCCTTCTACGACATCTGGGACTGCAAGACGGCCCAGCACGCCCGGGACTGCTACGCCATTTGGCGTGACCGCCTCCCCCAGGAGCTTTATGAGCAGTTCCGCCCCCTGGTGACGGCCCTGGAGAACTGGGACACCGAGATTTTCCGCCACTTCGACAATGGGGCAACCAACGCCTACGTGGAGGCCCTGAACAGCGTGATCCGGGTCGTCAACCGGATGGGCCGGGGGTACTCGTTCGAGGTGTTACGCGCCAGGATGCTGTTCGCCCATGGGCACCAGCAGGCCGCCAAGAAGGTAATGAAGCGGCACCAAGCCTACTTCAGCAAGGTCGGCATGGAGGGGGTTGCTGGTTACCACTCCCAGCGGGACTACGCAGAGTTCATGGGCATTCCCGAGCTTGAGGAGCCCCAGGAACTGGGCGTTCCCCTCTCCGTCCTGGCAGACATGATCGAGCGCGGGGAGATCTAAACTTCCAACCTTTTATGCCGGATAGAACCCGTCTCAACCGACCGATTCCAACCTAAAAATCCGGATAGCCGAAAATCTGAAAACTATATTCGCTGGGGGATTGAATTCTCCCCTCCCTGAAGGAAGGGGTTTGCGCCGCATTTCCGATCAATCTCAGAGGTGTTGACTCTATCCAGTAAAGATATACTATTTACTTCATGGACCTCCGATCCCGCCTCACCATGCCCATCGCTGAACTCGCCCGGCTGATTCAGGCTCGCTCCTATCCCTCGTTGCACCGCCAAATCGCCGGAAAGCTTGGGGTATCTACCAAGCGCGCCCAACAGATTGAGGCAGCGTGCAACGGGGAGATCAAGGCCACCTGGTTGCTGGGTCTGGAAACGCCTCCCGTGGATCCTCATCCTTCCCCCTCCACGGAAACCAAAGTGGTGGACGCTTGAGCCGCAGGATCGAACGCCACGACCAGGCCCAGCTTTGGGCCAACGGGGCGATGTTTTACCCATTCACGCACACCCACCGGCCCCAAAAAGGCCAGTTCCATAAGCGTTTGAAACGCTCGCACCCTGCCCCTCTCCCGGCTGCCCCCGGGAAAGGGGTTCTCTCCGCTGGGGACGTCTCCCGACGTTCTTTCTCTAGTTTTCACTATTCAACATCTGGTTTGAAAGGGTAGAAATGACAACCCAAGCAAAGGGTGCTTCGACCAAGGAACAAGTCCATCCCTATTCGATCAACGCTCGGAAAACCCTGAACAACCTAATCGCCGCGCTCATTGATGAGGCACTGGGCTGCCACGACATGCTGCTCTGCATGGCCGGCATGGAAGGCATCACCTCTATCGTGCTGGAGGCCGTATGAACCTCCCGGCAATCAACAGCCTCCAGGAGGCCATCCACTACCTGCAGCTGGGCCACGACGGCACCGCGCTGACCCATGTGGACGTGGCCCGGTCCCTCCTGCTCCCCAAGATCTACGAGCGGATCCCCTACAGTGGTCCTCCCGAGAACGACCCCAACCGCTCCGAAGCGGACCGTGACGCCTGGCGCGCCGCAAGGAGGGCGTGATGGGCTACTCCCAAATCTGGGCCCTTGACCTGTGGGACGCTGGCTACCAGGTGGTGGTCGCGCCCCTCAAGGGCAAGCGGCCCACCATCGCTTGGAAGAAATACCAGACCGAGCGTGTGCCGCGGGAACAGGTTGAGGAGTGGTTCGCCCAGGGCGAGCACAACCTGGCCCTCATCTCCGGAACCATCTCTGGCACCGTGGTGGTCGACGGCGACAGCGCCGAGGCCTGCAGCTACATCGAATCCCTGTGCACGCCCACCATGAAGGTCCTCACCTCCAAGGGCGCGCACTACTACTACCGGCACCCGGGCGTCCGGGTCCCCAACTCCTGCCGGGTGGTGGACGATCCCCCCATCGATCTCCGGGGCGACGGCGGCCTCACTATCGGGCCCGGGAGCCTCCACGCCTCCGGGGTCTACTATCGGCTCCCGGATGACACCGACCTGGTCAGCGTCCAGGATTTGCCGCCCTTCGACGTGGACTGGTTCCCCATCCAGCAGGCCAAGGAGACCGCCTTCATCCGGCCCATCCTGCAGTTTGGGACGCCGGCGCAGAAGGATTCCTACGAGCAGGCCGCCCGCTACGTCTCCAAGGTGCCCGGGGCAGTGCAGGGGGCCGGCGGCGACAGCACAACCTACATCCTCGCCTGCCGCCTGGTGCGCGGGTTCAACCTCGCCGACGACGAAGCTCTGGACCTCATGCGCACTTGGAACCAGGGCTGCACGCCCAGCTGGCCCGACGAGGACCTGGCCGGGAAGATCAAGCACGCCCGGGCCTACGGTACCGGGGAATTCGGGTCCATGCTCGCCAAGGCTAAGCCTCGGCTCATCGGGGGGCTTCTATGCTTCGGGTGGCCGTCATGACCAAGGTCACCGGGTTTGAAGTCGACCCCGGGTCGATGGAGGCCCTGCCACGGGTCAACATCTTCGGGGCCGGTGAATTCCTGGACGCTGACCCACCGCCCATCGTGTGGCTCATCCCAGGGCTTCTGCCCCTGGGTGTGCCCACGGTTATGGCGGCGCAGGGTGGCCTGGGGAAATCCTTCCTGGCCCTGCAGATGTGCATCGCCATGGCCACAGGCAAGGGCTTCCTGGACTACGCCCCCCAGGCCCCCTGCGGCGCCAGCTACTTATCTTTGGAGGATGGCAAGGACACGATGCACCGCCGGATCCGCTCCATCGTCCAGCTCTACCGGGAGATCGGCGAGTGGACCACCGAAGACGACCGGAACTTCCGGACGCACCTCACGATCATGTTCGTGAACTGGAGTTCCGAGGGCGCCACGTCCTTCCTGCCCGACCTGATGCCCAACCTGCACCTCCTGATGGACATCTATGAGCAGCGCAAGATCCGGGCCGGCATGATCGTCATCGACACCCTGGCCCGGGTCAGCGACGGGGACGAGAACACCGTCCAAGGCCTGCGCCCGGTGCTCAACGCCTGCTCCAAGATCGCCGACCGCGGATGGACCCCCCTGGTTCTCCACCACGTCGGAAAGGGCCAGGACGGCGCCAAAGTGAAGGACAAGCCCACCCTGGCCGACCGGATGAGCACCGAGTGGATCCGTGGCAGCTCGAGCATCCCTGACAACTTCCGGTGCGCCCTGCAGTTCGCCAAGGTGCGCGAGGACGAGGCCGAGCCGGCCGGGATTGACCCCGAGATGGCCCGGAACAGCCAGACCCTGGTGTTCGGCTGCACGAAGTTCAACGGCGGCCCCAGGGGCGACTGGCGCATCTTAAACCAGGATGATCACGGCCGCTGGTCAGCCGCCCATGACTCCGTCCAGATCCTGGCGAAGCTGAGAGGCTCCAAGGCCGTGGCGGCGCTGACAAAACAGGATGAGGTCTTGGCCGAGCTGCTCGAGATGACCCGGCTCGGAGGTGACCCCGACCTGGTGAAGGTGGCCGAGTTCCATTTCCAAGACCGGAAGGATCCGAAGGCCTCCCTTAGGCAGGCGATTTTCAAGCTCCGCAATGCCGGATTTATCCAAAAAAACAACTACGCGCTGACCGTTACGGGCCGTGCGCGGGTAGTAACGCTCGAAGGGAATGGGAATGCTTAATTATGCGCAAACAAACAACTTGATGTGCTGTTTTGGGCGTAACGCCCGTGGCCCCGTTACTCCCAATTTGAACCTAGTAACGCTCCCTGGAGAAAAAATGAATAAGCCTAATTATTTCAATACTTTATCTAAGCGTTACGGGATAACGCTACGACATAACGCGCCCGTAACGTTATCCGTTACTCCCCCCCCTTTAGGGGGGGGTAAGGGTAACGGGGTAACGTTGGGGGGTTTGTGATGCCTGTCTACCCCCCCACCTCCCCCCTTGTCCCCTTCGGTCTCGGGGTCGTCCTCGACGGTAAGAAATCCAAACGCAAGGGACCCACCCCCGAGGGCAAGCTCCAGAAAGCCCTGGTTGAATACCTCAAGCTGCTGCCCTGGGTCGCGAAGCTGAACCGGCACAACGTCGGCATGGCCTGGATGGGCGGGAACGCCAAGACCGGCTATCAGGGGCGCCCGGTAAAGTTCTGCGAGAACGGGCACTCGGACCTGTCCGTCGAGGTCAAAGGCTCGCCCATCGTGGTCTGGATCGAAACCAAAGCACCTGGTGCGCGCCCCTCTGGTGCCAAGGGCCGGGCCCACTGGGCGGAGCAGGAGGCGTTCCTGGACCGCAAGCGCTCCGCCGGCCACCCTGCGTTCTTCTGCTCCGCCGGAGAGATCCTCCGCGCCAACCTGTTGCGACACGGTCTCGCCGCTCCTCGCGTCTGCGACCTGGCCGAGGCCATGACGGTCGCCGGAACCCACCGCGCCACCGTGGCGGCCTTCCTACGCCGCATGCGGGAGGCATTCTTCGAGGTTCCCATCTCCAGGAGGGCGTCATGATCAGCCTTTCGATTCAGCCCTGCATCTGCGGTGGTTCCTGCCTGGTGGCCCAGGAGATCCTGCCCGCCGAACCCACCAACTGCTTCGTGAATATGGCCGTGTGGGTCCAGCGGGTTCGCCACGAGCCCGTGCTCCACCTGGACGTTAACCAGCTGCACCACATGCACGATCCCATCGTGGCGGCGTGGAACCGCCTGCAAAGGAAATCCCTATGAGTTTCGAACCCGCTGGAAATTATCATCAGGGCGAATGTGTGGTGCGCATCCGAGACCGAGCCCGGCTCGAGGTGGTGGGCCCCTACTGGTTCGGCAAGACCGACGAGGACCTGGTGGTCTGCGTCACCAGTTACGAGCCGCTGATCTTCGAGGCCTACCGCATCCGCGAGATCAGGCCCCTGGAGACCGACGACGTGCAGGACTGGCTATTCGTGGTCAGCCAGGGACGCACCCACCAGCGCAAGGAGAAGCCATGACCCACAAAATAGGGGAATCTACGGCGAACAAGGCAAAAGCTGCCGGGAACCGGGGCAACGGCCGAAAAAAGGGAGTGCCCAATAAGGTCACCAAGGCACTCAAGGATGCGATCCTTGGTGCCCTGGAGGAGGCAGGAGGCGCTGGAGGATCCCAGGCTTATCTCCTACGCCAGGCGCGGAAGAAAAACCCCATGGCCTTCATGGCGCTGGTTGGCAAGGTGCTGCCCCTGCAAATCACCGGCGAGGATGGCGGGCCGCTACAGGTCAAGCACATGAGCGACGCCGAATTGCTGGCCATCATCGCGAACGCAAAGCAGCATGGCTGACCGTGCGGCGCTGGAGTTGGCCGCCTACGCCGCCCTCGAACTTGCGCAGCGTGCCAAGCGCTGGCGGCCCTACCCTGGGCCCCAGGGCTTGGCCATGCAGAGCGAGGCCGATATCCTGTTCTATGGCGGGGCGGCCGGCGGAGGTAAGACGGATCTGCTACTGGGCACGGCCCGGTACCTGCACAACCGCTGCATCATTTTCCGGCGCGTCTCACCATCCCTACAGGGGATCATCGACCGCTCCAAGGAGATCTACACCCAGGCCGGGGATGGCACACTGGACAACTACAACGCCGGCCACAGCCGGTGGACCTTGGATGGGCGGCTGATCCGGTTCGGTTCGATCCAATACGACGCCGATGTGACCGACTACCAGGGCCAGCCCTACGACCTGTACGGCTTCGATGAGATCACCGAGTTCACCGAGAATCAGTTCCGCTTCGTGACCGGCTGGAACCGCACCACCCGCCCCGGCCAGCGCTGCCGCACCATCTGCACCGGCAACCCGCCCACCGACAGCGACGGCGAGTGGGTGTTGACCTTCTGGGGGCCGTGGCTGGACCCGAACCATCCGCACCCGGCCCTGCCCGGCGAGCTGCGCTTCTACACCACCATCGCAGGCAAGGACGTGGAATGCCCGAATGGGGACCCGGTGGAGGTGGACGGGGAGATGGTCAAGCCCCTGAGCCGCACCTTCATCCCGGCCAAGGTGCAGGACAACCCGGCCCTGATGGCCAGCGGCTACATCGCCCACCTGCAGGCCCTGCCGGAGCCCCTGCGCTCCAAGATGCTCTACGGAGACTTCCAGGCCGGCCGTGAGGACAACGCCTACCAGGTCATCCCCAGCGCCTGGGTTGAGGAGTCCATGGCCAGGTGGGAGAAGACCAAACAGCCCAAGGCGCCCATGACCGCCATCGGCGTGGACGTGGCCCGCGGTGGGAGGGACAAGACCTGCTTGGCACCGCGCTGGCTGCACTGGTTTGGCAAGGTGCACGCCGTTCCCGGCGCCAGCACCCCAGACGGCGCTGCGGTGGCCGGCCTCACCCTGGTGCATGCCAAAGACCGTGCCCAGGCCGTGGTGGATGTGATTGGCGTGGGTGCATCAGCCTACGACTTCCTGAAGACGAACGAGGCCGTGCGCGCGCTGCCCTACAATGGCGCCGGTAAGAGCTGGCGGACCGACAAGAGCGGCCAGTTGCACTTCATCAACAAGCGGGCGGAGTCCTACTGGCTGCTCCGGGAGGCGCTGGACCCAGCATCGCAGCTGGACCTATGCCTGCCGCCGGACTCGGAGCTCAAGGCGGACCTGTGCGCGCCCCGGTGGAAGCCTACGCCCACCGGGATCCTGATTGAGCCCAAGGAAGACCTGGCCAAGCGGATCGGCCGGTCCCCAGACAAAGGCGACGCGGTGGTGATGTGCTGGGCCGCGCCTGGTGTACCAACAGAAGAAGAACCCCAGGAAGACCGCTTCCCGGGCATGGACCAGTTCACCAACGGAGGTAGCGGATGGCTGCGATGAGGCGCAAACCATACACCGAGCGCGGCATCACCCGTGTGCCCTGCACCAGGTGCGGCCGGCCGTCTTCGGCCCAGTGGCACCTGGTGCCCTGCGCCTGCCCAGAACTACAGCGGTGGGTTGGCCTCTGCCGGGCCTGCGACGTGAAATTGAATGCCCTGGTCATGGGCTGGTTCAAATTTGATGGCCGTGATGCGCTCCTGGCCGCCTATACGAGGGGTGACGCATGATCGCAGCGCTGAATGAGGCCATTGCTGGCAAAATCGGAATCGAGCCAGCCACCGTGTCTGAGGTCATCCGCCTGTTGGAGTTGTTCGGCCTGGTTGAGCCTGGTGCCATGGATCGGTCTAACCGGGACCTTCGGATCTACGAATTGCGGGCCCAGATGACCGAGGAGGCCATCGCGGTCCGGTTCGACCTGGCACCACGGCATGTGCGCAGGATCGTTCGGACGCAAATGGCCCTCCGGAGAGTGATTTAGGGACACGCCTATGTCCTAATGCAGACATGAGGCTTGGGTCTGGAGACCCGAGCCATGCTGATTTACCACATCCCTACCGGAGCATGGACCCACGAAGACGGCTCGCCGCTGTTGGATGCCAATGGTGTCGCGGTTGTGGGCTGGGCAGGAAACAACAGCAACCCCCTGAACCCCAATGGCATCAAGGGCAAAAACAACCCCGCCATGTGTGGGGTTCGCTGTATTGGGCCCCTGCCGACCGGCGATTACACCATTGGTCCCTGGCAAGCTCAGCACGGCAAACTTGGGCCCATGGTGGCCGAGCTAATTCCGGATGCCTCGAATGACATGCACGGGCGCTCTGGCTTCTTTATCCACGGCGCGGCTTCCGGCGCCCTGCACGGCCAGGAGTCCGAAGGCTGCACCGTTCTGGAGCACACCCCGCGCCAGGCCGTGAAGGATTCCGGTGATACCCGCCTTCGGGTGGTCGCGTGAGTCCCGAATGCCCGACGCCTGGGCCGACCCTTACGGGTGGAACCGCTACGACTGGCCGTATTGGCCGGTGGAAGCAACTCTTGACCGGCAAGGACAACCAGACGATGGATCTGGGTCGGGTGAGTTGGGTATGCAGTTTCCTGGCAGTCATCGCCCATGAGTCCTACCAACTCTGGAAGGGAGCCGGCAGCAGTCTGCGCGATTTAGCCTTGGCCCTGGCGGCTGTGGCAGCTGCGCATGGCGCTGCCCTGGGGTTCAAAGGCAAAACCGAACCCGGGGGTGACCAGTGAACCTCAAATGGCTTGGGATCATCCCTCTCGCCCTTGCCTGCCTCTGGCTCGGACTCGACGTGAAGTCCTGCCGCGTCCAGAAGCAGACGGCCGCAGTGGTGGTCCAGGCCGATCAGCAGCACCAGGCCGCCGTGGCCGACGCATCGAAGGGGGCCACGTATGACGCTCAAGCCTCAACCCAGGCCGCCACGGTCAGAACTGACGCCGTCACGGTGGCCCAGTTGCGAGCGGAAGTGGCGCGGCTGCGCGCGGCCCTCCCTCGTGCTCCTCAGCCTGCGCCTGCCCCCAACGATCCGCCGGCCCAACCTGTGGGTCCTTCTGTGGATCTGGCTCCTCTGGTGGCCAAGCAGGATGAGCTCATTCAGGGACTATCCAAGGAAAATGCTGACCTCAAAACCCAGGTGGTGGATCTGACCGGTGCCCGCGACTCTTGGAAACAGGCCTACAACGACAGCGCCAAAGAGGCGGTCCTGCGCCAGATCGCCCTCGAGGCCCAGGTCTCGGCCGTTAAGGCCTCCCGCTGGCAGGGGCGCATTGAGGGCTTCGCCATCGGCCTGGCGTCGGGCTACGTGGCCGGGAAGGTCTTCTGATGACCACATGGACGGTTGCCGACTGGCTGATGCTCACCTTTTTCATGGCTGGAGCTATCGGCGTTGTGCTCCGTTCTCAGCATGCCCTGATCACGGGCCTCCTCAGAGATAAGTGGCAGGAACACGAGAAGCGCATCAGTGCCACCGAGGAGCGTCAAAACGAGTCCGACGAGGACATGCATGTGATCGATCTCCGCCTCACGAAGGTGGAGACCGTCTGCACGATGCGAACCCAGGAGCGAAACCCATGACCACAGTAGGAGCCAAAGTGACCACCACCGCGAAAGTTGTTCCCGTCGCCACGCCGGCCGCTGCGTCGGTTGTGGCTACCCAGGTGAATACTCCGGCTGATCACCCCGCCGTGACCGTCTCGGTCACCGGCGCCATGCAGGTGCAGACCGTCTCCGGCGTGCAGTTCGCCAAGCCGGGGGACTACGTCCTTCCCGACGGCAACGGCGGCTTCAAGGTGGTGCCGCTGGCCTTCTACCAACTGCAATACAAGGTCGTGGGCTAACCCATGGGCAAACTCATCCGCCATGCCAAAGGCCTTCTCGGCTTGCTCGAGAAGGTCGAGGTGTCGGATGAGGACCGTGAATTCATCACTGACGTGCGCAAGAAATATGACCTGGTGGTGGAGGCCGAGAAGGAGCAGCGTACCAAGGAGCTGGCTGACCTGATGTTCTGCGACCCGGCCCGGCAGTGGCCGGATGTCATCCGGACCCAGCGCGAGGCCGAGGACCGCCCCTGTCTGTCGGAAGACCAGATTGGGCCGTTCATCGCTGAGGTGTGCAACCAGCAGCGCCAGAACCGGCCCATGCCGATGGTGAGCCCGGTGGCCGACGGCGCCGACGAAGATGTCGCCGAGGTCTACCAGGGCATGATCCGGCACATCCAGGCCGAATCCAACGGCGACACCGCCCGCGATACGGCTTTTGAATCCATGACCCGTTGCGGCCGAGGTTTCTACCGCCTCTACACCGACTACGAGGACCCGAGGTCCTTCAACCAGGTCATCAAATACGCTCGGATCCCGAACCACTTCATGGTGTTCTTCGATCCCTCCAGCCAGGAGCCGGACGGGTCAGACGCCCAGTGGTGCATCCTCGAGGAGGATTTCACCCGGGATCGGTTTGAAGAGACCTTCCCCAACGCGGAGCTCAGCACCCTCGGGACCGAGGCGTGGGAGTCCGTGGGGGACGCCGCTCCGGGCTGGATGAGCAAGGACGGCGAGTCCATCCGCGTGGTGGAGATCTACTACGTCAAGTGGAAGCACGTCACCATCTGCCTGTTGGATGATGGCAAGACCTGTGAGGAGGAGCAAGTCCCCAAAGGCAAGAAGGTCAAGGACCGGCGCCCCAGCCAGGTGCCCACCATCAAGTGGGCCAAACTCACGGCCGCCGAGGTATTGGACCGGAAAGACGTGATCGGAACACACATCCCTGTCCTCCCGGTGCTGGGCAAGGAGCTGAACATCAACGGCGAGCGCAGCTGGGCCGGCATGGTCCGGGCTCTGAAGGACCCGCAGATGCGGCTGAACTTCTTCCTCAGCGCACAGGCCGAGATCATCGCCCTGGCCCCGCGGGTGCCCTACATCGGGCCCGTTGGTTTCATGGGCAACCGCCGCAAAGAATGGGAGCAGGCCAACAAGCGTTCCATGGCTGCCCTCGAATACGAGGTGGTGGCCGTGGATGGCAAGCCCATGCCGGCGCCCAGCCGGGACATGTCCGAGCCGCCCATCCGGGCCATCACCGAGGCCTACCAAGGCGCGATGAACAGTCTGAAGTCGGTATCTGGCATGTATAACCCCACAAGGGGCAATGCCGAGCACGATCTCTCTGGCGTCGCTACCAAGGCCCTCATCGGCCAGGGCGACTTGGTCAACTTCCACCTGACGGACAACCTGACCCGGACCATCCTCCAGGAGTGTCGGATTCTGGTGGAGTGGATCCCGCTGGTCTATGACACCGAGCGAGTGGTCCAGGTTGTCAAAGACGAGGGGACCCAAGAGACCGTGACCATCAACCAGGACCCGGAGAGCGGCGACCGCTACTCCTCCGAGACTAAGAAGGCCCTGGATGTCACCAGCGGCAAGTTTGCGGTGACCATCAACGCCGGCCCGAACTACGCCACCAAACGCATCGAGAACCTGCACGTCATGCTGTCCATGCTGGCGCAGATCCCCAACATGGGCCCGCTGGCCGGTGATCTGGTCGTGTCCCAGATGGACACCCCCATCGCCAAGAAGATCGCCGAGCGCCTGCATATGGGCCTGCCACCAGCAGTCCTGCAGGCCGAGGCCGCCGAGGCGAACGGGAAGAAGCAAGATCCGCAGGTGGCCGGTCTGATGACCCACGTGCAGCAGCAGCAGCAGCTCATTCAGAACCTGACCCAGAACCTGAGCCAGATGCAAATCAAACTTGAGTCCAAGACCCTCGAGAACGCGACCAAGATCCAGACCGCGCTGATCAGCGCCCGGGCCGGGATCATTGAGGCCCGCGAGCGCGCCGAAATGGAGCGCCAGGACTCCGTGATGACCGCGGCCTTCGACCAGGCCCTCACGCACATCGACCGTCAATACGACCTGCTCCAGAACGCGCAGCAGGCCGCGTTGACCCCCCCTCAGCCGCAAGGCGGACCAGCTGGCAATGGTGCCGGTGGGGCGCCCCAGGCCCAACCCGCTGGCGTCCCCGCCGGTAATGGAGCACCAAATGGACAGTGATCTGTACGAAGACATCGACAGCACCGAAAACGGCACCACCGGCGCACCCGACCCTTTCAAGACGGCGGAAGATCTCGCTGTCGAGGTCGAGGCCGCGGCCACCGAGACCACTGAGGAAGGCACTGCCACCGAGACGGCGGATCAGTCCCCCGAGGAAAAGGCCGAGGCCGAGGAGCACAAAAAGAAGACCGGAAGCCAGCGTGCACGTGAGCGGGCTGAGCGGCTGGAGCGCGAGAACCAGGCCCTGCGCGATGCGCTGGCCCGGGGACAGGGCGCGCCGGCAACGACCCCCGAAACCGATACGCCCGCGAGCAAGCCCGACCCCAACGACCCCAAGTGGGAGTCTCACGCGGAGTACGAGGAGGCCCGGATTGCCCATGAGGTGGACCGGCGAATCAGCGAGCGCGAGCAGCGCACCCGGGCCCAGGCCGAACAGGAGACCTGGAAACAGCGCGAAGAAGCCACGGCCGCGAAGTATGAGGACTACCAGGAGGTGTTCCAGGACTTCATTGCCCTGCGCCCCTCCGACACCCTCAAGCAAGCCATCCTCAAGATCGAGGTCGGCCCCGAGATCGTTTACTTTCTGGGCAACAACGCCACAGAGCTTCGGCGCCTGAACGCGCTGGATCCGGTGGGCCAGGTCCTGGAAATCGGAGAGCTGCGCGCCCGATTCAAGACCCCTCCCCCCAAGACGGAAAAGAAGACAACCCAGGCGCCTCCGCCTGTCAAGCCCCTGTCCGGCGCCACGAAGCCCGTGGTCAACAAGGACAGCACGGCGGACTACGAACAGTACTGAGGCGCCACACCCAAAGGTGAGCCAAAATGGCAACGCTCAACAATTTCAACAATATCGCCGACATCACCCCCGTGGCGATGGACGTGCTGGAGAACATGCTCGTTCTCACCAAGCACGTCAACCGGGGGTATGACGACTCCTTCAAGCAGTCCGGCCGCATCGGCGACACCGCCAATATCCGCGTGCCCGGCTACTACACCTACCGGCGTGGTGCGGTGGCCAACCCCCAGGGCTACAACGACAGCTTCGTGCCCGTCACCCTGAACCAGGGCGGCGTGGACATCAAGTTCACGTCGAAGGAGCTCCTGCTCAACGTGGACGACTTCAAGAAGAACGTCCTGGAACCGGCCATGGTACCCATCGCCACCGCCATCGACGGCGACGGCGCGGCCCTCTTCACCACCCTGCCGGACGCCGCGGGTATCCCCGGCACCGCCCCCACCGACCTCTCCACTTTCCTTAACGCTGGCGCTCTCATGGCCGACTACGCCGTGCCCCTGGACTCCAACCGGGCCGCCCTGGTCAACAACTGGAGCCAGGCGTCCATGGTCAACGGGATGAAGACCCTCTTCAACCCGATCAAGGACATCAGCCGCCAGTACCAAGAAGGCAACATGGGAGAACTGGCCGCCGGGTTCAAGTTCTCCATGACCCAGCAGACCCCGATCTTCACCACGGGCGTCTTCGGCACCTCCACCCCGATCTTCCAGAGCATCGGCGCGGGCCTGAACACCATCAACGTCTCTGGCATGGCCTCCGGAGCCTCGACCTGGAACAAGGGTGACATCGTCACCATCGCCGGCGTCTACAACGTCAACCCCACCACCAAGGCCACCACTGGCCAGCTCAAGCAGTTCGTGGTGACCGCGACCACCACTGACACCAGCGGCACCTTCCTGGGCCTGCCGATCTACCCCGCCATGGTCACCAGCGGCCCGCTGCAGAACGTCACCGCGCTACCGGTGCAGGGTGCCCTGGTCTACTTCTGGGGTGCGAACAACAACACCATGAGCGGTAAGGTCTCCCCGACCAACTGCGTGTTCCATCGGGACGCGTTCCTTTTGGCGTGCGCCGACCTGCCCAAGGTGGGGCCCTCCGAGCTGTGCACCCGCATCCGCCACAAGCGGCTCAATTTCACGATGCGGATGATCAAGTTCTACGACGGCATCAGCGACCAGCAGATCTACCGTCTCGACGTCCTGTACGGGTGGGCCAAACTCCGCACGGGCTTTGCCATCCGCAATCAGGGCTAAGGAGAAACCACCATGACCAGCATCCCCTACAACACCCAGAACACGGATCCTGCCGTTGTTGCGCAGCCGATCCTCGGCGTCAATACCGCTGATACCGTCGGATTCTATGGCAACCCGGGCGTAGCCCAGCAGGGTGGTTGCCTGCAGGCGGCCCCCATCATCGCGGTCGGAATGGGTTACATCACCCAGTTTGCCAGCCAGCAGTCCCCCTCTATCGTCGCGGCCAATACTGTGGCCGAGCAGAGCATCACGGTCACCGGCGTGAATGCCACTGACCTGGTGTTCGTCAATAAGCCCACCACCCAGGCGGGGCTCCTGGTCCTGCAGCCTCGGGTGAGCGCGGCGAACACCGTCAAACTGGTGTTCGGCAACGACACTGCCTCCGGCATCACCCCCACCACCTCCGAGATCTACCAGGTCACCGCCGTGGCCAGCAACCTGCAGCTGTCGGCGACCCTCACGCCTGCGGCCGTGGCTGCTGCCAGTGTGGTCGAGCAGATCTTCACTGTGGTGGGCCTCACCCCCGGCATGATCGTCCAGGTCAACAAACCCACCACCCAGGCCGGGCTTGGCATCGCCTCCGCCCGGGTCGTGGCCAACAACCAGTTGGGGATCACCTTCGTCAACCTCACCGCCGCCCCGATCACCCCGACCGCGGCCGAGGTCTACCAGGTCCTCGGCCTTCTGGGCCTCTCGGCCGTCGACCAGGTCATGGAATTCGGCGTCAACGTCGGAACTCTCAGTGCCTGCGCCACTGTCACCACGGCGGAGCAGAGCGTCACGGTAAACGGGCTCCTGGCCACGGATATTGTGGTGGGGGTTTCCAAGCCCACCGCGCAGGCGGGTCTGGGTATCGCCGGCTACCGCGTGGTCTCGGCCAACACTCTCGGGATCACCTTCGTGAACCCGACCGCGAGCGGCATCACTCCCACGGGCTCCGAAGTCTACAATGTGACCATCCTCCGGCCTGCGCCGCTGGCTCCGTTCACGGTCCAGACCGCGCCCCTGATCCCCATCAGCGTCGCGGCCAACACCACCGCCGAGCAGACTTTCACCGTGCCGGGCCTCACCACCGGCACTCCGGTGATCGTGAACAAGCCCACCGCCACCCTCGGCATCTGCATCGCCGGGGCCCGGGTGAGCGCCACCAACACCCTGGCGATCAACTACGCCAATCTTACCGGCGCCGCCATCGTTCCGCCCGCCGAGGTCTACACCATCGCTGCCAGCAACAACGCGGCGATCTCCACCGGCAATTTCTTCAGCCAGGCGGTCTCCGGCCTGTTCAACGCTGCCATCAGCCTCTCCGGAGCACTCCGGGGGGCCCTGGTCAACCTCGGCCTCATCGCCGGCCAGTAGTCCAACCCTGGGAGGGGTCCACCCGGGTCCCTCCCATTTCGAGGCCACCATGAGCATCTACGGCTACACCTACCCGATCACCATGTACCGGACGGATGGCTACTCCCAGGTCTGCAACCAGGACTCGGACGTGGCCAACCTGCCCACCCCCCAGGGCTCATCCTGGGCCTCCCAGCCCTGGATCCCCTCCAACTTCAACAGCGGCAACTTCCAGGGCGATTACGCCACGCTGCAGGCCACGGCCGAGGCGCAGGCGGCCCAGATCACCGCCCTGCAGGCTGAGATTATTTCGGCCAACCAAGCACTCACCGGCACTGGCCTGTGAGCGATTACCCCCGGTGGGTTTTCCACGCCTCTGAACCCTCCCGCATTGTGCGATCGCTGGAGGAGCGGGAGGGGCTTGGCCCCGAGTGGCACCACCACCCCGTGAGCGACCATGAGGCGACCCATCCTCATGACCCGCTCCGGGTCATGAGGTCCGGGCCCGACCAAGGCGAAGACCAGATCAGCAAGACCGAACACCCTCACGCCCACCAGGCCTTCCACGCCATTCCCAAGCCGACCAGAGGCCCCCGCAAGATCAACCGCAGCCGCCCGAAGGATGAGAAATGACTGCCGTCCTCGACATGATCACAGACGCCCTGATCGAGATCGGGGTGGTCGATCCTGGGAACCCAGTGGATCCCGGCATGGCTACCCACGCCCTCCGCGTTTTGAACCGGATGCTGGACCAGTGGAGCATCCAGGAGCTGCTGGTGTACGGGGAAATCCCGACCACCTATCCCCTGACGCCGAACTACCAGGCCTACACCATGGGCCCCGGGACGCCCCCGGCCGGCGCGCTGAACATCGCAGATCTGCGCCCGGTCAAGATCACCCGGGCCTCCGTGCTGCTGACGACGAACAACCCGCTCCCCATCGAGATCCCCATTGACCTCATCGAGACGGCCCAGGAGTGGCAGAACATCACCATCAAGCAGACGCCCAGCACCTGGCCCTTAGCTGTTTGGCCGGATCGGCAGATGCCGATGGAAACCCTCTGGTGCTGGCCGCTGCCCACCGGGCCTTGCTCGCTGATCCTCTACACCTGGAACCAGATCAACCAGTTTGCATCGGTGCAGGCGACGGTCCTGCTACCCCAGGGCTACGAGGCGGCCATCGTCCCCAACCTGTCCTGCCTCCTGGCGCCGTCCTATGGGAAGACGCCAGATCCGCTCACGCTAGACCAGGCCGGGGCGGGTAAGCGCCACCTGGCCGGCATCAACCATACCCCCACCTTCATCGGTGTGGATAACGCCCTATTGGGCAACAACGCAGGCTACGCCTTGGCCATCAAGAGCCGGGGCTTGGTCGTAGACGCTTAGGAGGCGCCGTGAAGAAAGAGAAAGGCATCCCCAAGAACGCTCCCGCAGCCGCGAAGGCCGAGGACAAGCGCATCGACAAGAAGCGCGGTCTGAAGGAAGGCTCCAAGGCCGACCTGAAGCAGGACAAGAAGACCATGGCGAAGTTCAGCAGCAAGTACGACCGGAGTTAGAATGCGCTTTCCGGGGTTCGTTGGTGGCACCTATGGCAACCGGTCAGTATCGGCCGATTGCCAGCGGTGTGTGAATCTCTACCCTGAGATCAACGAGCCCCGGAATGCGGCCAATGGTGAAATTGCGGCCTTGTTCTCGACCCCCGGGGAAACCCTCCTGGGGACCATTGGCACGGGCCCTATCCGCGGCCTCTTCCTGGCCGGGAATGGCACCCTGTTCTGCGTCTCTGGAACGGGACTCTACCAGGTCTCAACCACTTGGACTGGGCGCCTGCTGGGGAATCTCGGGACCCCTACTGGACGCGTCCAGTTTGCCGACAACGGCGCGCAACTCATTGTGACGGACGGGCAGGCCTATGTGTGGACCTATGCCACCAGCACCTTCCAGACACTTCAAGGGGCTTCCGGTTGGCTTGGTTCCAACTGTGTGGCCTACCTGGACCAGTGGGGGTTCTTCGCCCAGCCTGGAACCAACATTATCTATTCTAGCAACCAGCTTGATTTCAACACCTACAACGGCCTGAACACGGCCTACAAAATCGGGTTCAACGATCCGATTGTGAGCGTGATCGCCGACCATCAATACGTCTGGTTTCTGGGGCAATCCACCTCCGAACCCTGGTACAACGCGCAGAATGCCCCTCCGGGCATTGTGATAAGCCGGGTCCCGGGGGGGATGCTGCAACTTGGCTGCTGCAGCCCCAACAGTCCCCAGCAGGTCATGAACACCTTGATTTTCCTGGGTGACGGCCAGCATGGTGCCGGCGTGGTTTGGCAGATCCAGGGCATCACCCCCACGCGGATCTCTACCCATGCCGTAGAAATCGCCCTACAGGGCTATGGATACACCAATCTGCAAAAGGCCACAGCCTGGACCTATGAGCAGAATGGCCATGGATTTTATTGTCTAAACGTCCCTGGAGCGCCGACGACCTGGGTGTACGATGTCGTCACCGGGCTCTGGCACGAGCGCGTGTTTCTGACCAGCAACGGGATCGAGCAGAGGGAACTCCCGGACTGCCACGCCTGGTTCAACGGCTGGCATGTGGTCGGGGACTACACCAGCGGGAACCTCTATGGCCTGGACATGGCCAACTTCACAGCCAACGGCAATCCCATCCGGCGACTGCGGCGCAGCCCGCACTTTTCGTCCGACTTGGTGCGGCTATTCTACGAATATTTCCAACTGGACATGGAAACTGGGGTGGGCCTGGACGGCAGTGGGCCGGGCTCCGCGCCGCTCATCAACCTGCGCTATTCCGATGACGCTGGCCATACCTGGTCACCATATCGCACCGTGTCGGCTGGTCCCATCGGCGGCTACCAGACTCGGGCCAAGTGGTGGCGCTTGGGCCAGAGCCGAAATCGGGTGTGGGAGGTTTCCATGACCGACCCAGTCTCCTTGACCATCCTAGGCGCCGAACTGGGCGCCACGAAGGGGACCTCATGACGGCCGTCCCCAATCTCGCCCCAGCACCCGTCAACACTCCACTGGTCAGCTCCAGCGGAACCATATCACCTCCGTGGCTGCAATGGTTCACCCAGGCCCTGCAGCCCCGGGCAAATTCAGCGGTGCAGGTTTCTACGGGGGATGTTGTTCTGGGCGGGGGCGCCAATGCCACCGCTACGATCCAGGTTGGCGCGGTGACGTTGGCCAAAATGGCCCAGATGGCTGCAGACTCCCTGATTGGCAACAATGGCAGCGTCGGGGCGACCCCACAGGCCCTGAATCAGGCCCAGGTGACCGCGCTGCTCAACCTGTTCACCAGCGTCCTCCAGGGGCTCGTCCCGCCCTCAGGGGGCGGAATCCTGAACTACCTCCGGGCCGATGGCACCTGGGATGTTCCCCATGCAGCTGGCCCCGCCGGTGGCGATCTCTCAGGGACCTACCCCAACCCAACGGTAGAAGGCCTTTTGGGGATGGCCCTTCCGGCCCTGACCACCGGAGGGCTCTATTACAACGGGACCTCCTGGACCTTCAGCCCGAGCGGCGGCTACACGCTACCCACGGCCACCCCCACCGTGCTCGGCGGGGTGAAGCCAGATGGGGTCACGATCCTCAACGCCGCAGGTGTCCTGTCGGCCACTCCCGCCTCTATTGGGGCACTGCCTGTGAATGCACAGGTGACAGCCATCGACACAACTATCCCAAATTTCATGCTACTTGGAAGCAATGGTTCGAATGTAGCCTCAAGCGGTATTTCTGCCGTGTACATCAATTACAGCATCGCCAATGGCGGCAATCAGGTAATCAATACGCCAACCTTTCCGGGACAAGTGGGTGGGCAGTTGCTGCTGATCGCCAGCCTGATCACAGGGGTGTCATTCGCCAACTGCCTTTATCTGTTCACCGGCTACGGGAACACGGTCACTACCATCGCTGG